TGATCCAGAGCGTAGTTGGGGTGCTACAGAGTCAGTGCCAATTCTGACTGAAGCCTGTGATCAATTCCAGAGCCGCACATTCAAGGCTTTCTTTCCAAAAGAACAATTTGTTTCAGCTGTTGTAACCAGACACTCTGAAAATCCACAAGTCAGACGCGAACTACAGAAGAAGGCAGACAGGATTGGCCGCCATATGTCGTGGCAGCTTGGCTTCCAAATGCCTGAATACAAGAAGGATAAAAGGTCACTATTTCTGGCGACCGCATTACACGGAAGTATGTTCACAAAAACCTATTATGATCAATACAAACGCAAGGCCAGAATAGACAATGTAAGACCGACTGATCTCATTATTAATTACAATGTTGGCCCCATTGAAATTAAGGATGTTCGTAGGAAAACCCATGTCATACATTCAACAAAGGCTCAGATGGAGGCTCTTGTCAAAAAGGGCTATTTATCTGAAGTTCCTAGGTCTGGTTATGATGATCAGCGCAATAGATATGACGTTGCTGTTGATGAATCACAGGGACTAATTCCAACCACTGAATTTAACTTCTCCAAAGATGGCCCTGTTACCATTCTGGAACAGCAGTTCTTTCTTGATATTGACGATAATGGTGTATTTAAGCCGTATATTGCGACTATTGATAAGGAAAGTGGCAAGTTACTACGCCTCACAATTGATTGGGAGGCAGATCAAAATGGCATTCCCTTAAAGGACTATGAGCAAAACCAGTATTATACCCATTACAAATATATGCCCAATCCAGACGGGTTTTATGGCCTTGGTCTTGGCGCAAAGATTGGTGAATTAAACGCTGCCGTTAATATTGGCTTAAGACAGGCTCTTGATGCCGCTACATTGGCAAATGATGGCAATAATTCTGGCTTTATAAGCGAAAGACTTTGCCAAGATGGTGCCGATGAAATTACAACTGTAATAGGTAAATTTAAGAAAGTACCTGATACGGCTGGTGATATTCAGGCTGGCATTTACACCAACAAATTCCCCGGACCTTCAGAAGCATCTTACAAGCTAATGGAGTTTCTGGATCAACGCGCCCAGCGCATGGCTGGCACGACGGAAGCAACGACTGGTTCAATTGAGAAAAATATGCAGCCAACAACTGTTCTGGCGCAGATTGAACAGGGTCTAGAGCTATTTTCCAGCGTACAGATGGGATTGGCTGATGATCTAGGCGATGAATTGATGAAAATCTATCGCATTAATCAGAGATATATGCCGTTTGTTGAATATTTCAGCATTAATGAGACATCTGAAGCCATAACAAGGGCAGATTACTCTGATGATATGACGGTTATACCGATATTTGACCCTAAATTCTCAACGCAGGCCCAGAAAATGACCCGCGCCCAAGCCACAGCGCAGATTATTATGCAAAATCCTTTCTTGGCGCAGAACCCGATGATTATGAATGCTCTGACAAGGCGTCAGCTGGAGGCTTTGGATGTTGATAATCCAGATGAGTTGGTTCCACCGCCACCGCCACCACCAGCAAATATTGATGATCAGATCAAAGAGAACATGTTATTCCTTCTACCAGCAGATCAAAGGCCGCCATTCGATGTCTTTCCTGACCAACATCATCAAATTCATCTTGCCGAGCTTGAGAAATTCATCAAAGAAAACGGTGGAAAGCTCATGTCAGACCAGCAGCAACTTGTCATTGCCCATAAGCAAAAACACGAAGCCTTCCTTTACGGTCAAAAAGTCGGACTTATCCCACCACCAGCCGAAAACATGGGCGGAATGCCCGGTATGCCACAGCAGATGGGCTCGCCTGTTGGATCAGTCCAACAAAGCCAGTCATTACCGACTCCTGCGCCTTTGCCCGTCTTGTAAGGTAAAAAATGTCAAAGCCTAGACCAAGCATTCCCCAGCTAAGGGCGTGGCGTGAAGACGATATTACCAAGTGGATAATGGACAGGGTTTACCATAAATTCCCAGATTTTCATGACATGCTTCCTTTAAAATCGGCTGATAAGCTATTGGAATTAAACAATAAAGTTGGTTCGAGAAAAGTCCTAGAAGAGATAGAGAAAATCATTGAGACAGGCGATTAGCTTCTCTGAAGCTACCATTGAAGATTTATTACAGTCTGAAGATGCAATTCGGTATTTATCTACAGCTGCCGATGGCTTTGGAGGCATTACATCCATACCAAAAATCATAGATACAATGTGCGAAGGTTCAGGAATTGTCATTTTCTGTAAAAACGAAATAAAGTTGCGCGGTGCTATCTACATCACTTTTACGTCACAGGAAGTTGGAAAGGTCATGTCTGTGATGCTTTTGGGTGGTATAGGGTTCCATTCTTGGAAAGATAAACTTAGGGCTTTTCTATATAAACTCTATGAAGACCATAAATGTGATGAATTTTTCTATATGGGAAGACGTGGGTTTCACAAGATTTATCCAGAGCTAGAAGAGGTCGGAAGAGTCTATAGGTTGAAACCAACCAGATTTTGATAACCACATTCGCCAAAGTAAAATGTGGCAATGGGAAAAGGTATTTTTGATTTCTTAGCACCTGTGGCCGGAACAATTCTTGGTTCAGCCATTGGAATGCCTTGGTTAGGGGCAGCTGTAGGGTCTGGCCTAAATACAGGCATTAAAACAGGAAATCCCTTATCAGGACTTCTTGCTGCTGGTGGGACATATGCAGGAAACGCTCTTGGGAGCGCTATTGGTTCATCAGTAGGTGGTGTATTGGGTTCAACACCAGCGCAAGCCGTTGGAAGTACATTTGGTGGTGATATTGTTGGCAATGTTGCCCCTTTAGGATCTTCGATAGGAAATCTTATTGGTTCAGGGAATGTCGGCGGTATTGTTGGCTCAAGTCTAGGGTCTTCTGCTGGTGAAGGCCTTGGTAATGATTTGAGCCCAATGAAATCTGGGTCTGATTTTGTTGCTCCGGGCTATGCCCCGTCCCAAACTGCAATTGGATCTGTTCCTTCAAGTTTATCACAATTTGGCAATCTATCCCCACAACAGCAGTCAACCAACCTTGCAACGCAGGGTGTGTATGGTGGTGGACTTGGTGGAGAAGAAACAAGCTTTTTCAAGAGCCTGATTAACAACAGGCTTGTAGATCAAGGTGGAGCTATCACTGGAAACTACGGTGATTTAGCCCCTATTGAACAATCTTACCTATGGCAGCTTGGGTACGGTGGTGGGTATGACAATACCTATGACTTTCTGAAGGCATTAAACGCAGCTTAACGGAGAAGTAAATGTCAGATTGTAGCTACACCCCCCTTTTTGGGCGGGTTTTGATTGAGCGTGAGATTGTAAGAAAAACAGCTGGGGGAATCATCATCCCAGATAAAGAGCAAAAGAGATTATCTGTCTCGAAGGGTAAGGTTATTGCCCTAGGTGAAACAGCCGGATGGTCAAAGACATTTGACGATGACGGCAATGAGAAATCAGTCAGGGTTATCAATGTAGGCGACGAGGTTATCTTCGGGCGTCATGCGGGTGCTTGGCTTGATTCAAATTACACATCTTCCAGCAACCAGAATGACGATGCTCCTTATTTCATCTGTCAGGACGAAGATATTTTGGCCATTGTAGAAAAGGCGGCTTAAAATGGACATGGAAAACAACCAAACATCTACCGAAACCAGCGTTACAGTAGCAACAGAAGCCAGCAACGCTGAACCAACGACAGAAACAACGGTTACAGAAGCACCAGCCGAAGGTGCTAAGCCAGCTGGTTTTGAACCAGTAGAGTTTACGCCTGAACAGAAGGTTCGTGTTGACCGCATTTATGGAAACATGAAGCGCTATGAGAATGAAACAAAAGAGCTGAAACAGATCAATCAAAGGCTTCTGGCTGCTCTTGAACAGGTACAGACAGAACAATCAAAGATTGTAAATCACATACAGGCCAATGATTTTCAGGAGGCAGAAACACAGCTAAAAGCCCAGCAAAAGGCGGCTTTCGAGCGTGGTGATCTCGACACGTTTAACGATATAAATAGCAAATTAATCCAGATAAATCTGAAGAAAACACAGAACGAGTTTCGCCCGAAGCAGGAACAGGTTGTCCCGCAACAGCAGTATCAGCAGCCTATGACGGCAACAGATGCTGTTGAAATGGCTGTCCAACGTGGCGAGATGGCACCTGAAGATGCCCATGTATTCAAATCATGGATTAGCGAAAAAGATCAAAATGGCAATGTTCTAAGGCCGTGGGCAAATGTTGGCGACGTTAGGAATACGGCTGCCGCTATTGAGGCCAAGGCAGTATTCTCAAATCCGGCTTATGACAATTTGAGTTACGCCCAAAAACTTGCCGAGGTTGATAGAAGAATGGGTCTGAAGCGACAGCAACAACAGGTTAATCAGAATGTCATGGGCGGTAATTTGACAAGGGGTGTTAAAAATAATACTATCAAATTGTCAGATCAGCAGCAGAAAATAGCAATCAAGACTCAGTTCGCTGGCCCCAATAAATCCGACGCAGAGCACTTAGAGGCATATCGTCGGGCAGTTGCAAAATCACAAGCAGCAGGGGTAAGAGCATGAGCACGCAGTTAAAAAAAGGCAATTCTACTTGGAAGCCAGCAAATGTTGTTGATGTAATCAATAAAGAACCGGGCTTCCGTTATCGCAGAATAGAAAAATCTCCGACAAATATTGCCAAGAAGAAAGAAGAAGGCTGGGAAATTCTTAGCGGCCTTCAGGCAGACAAAACCAAAGCAGAAACAGGAGCAGGCCGCATAAATGACGGTACGTCAATGACCTCAGTGCTTGAGGGCTATGACTATGTTATTGGCCGCATTCCTGAAGAATTAGCGCAGTCACGCGATGAATACATGAACGAAAAGACAGAGCGCACAACAAGAGCGCTGTTTAAACAGACTAAAAAAGATTTAGGAAAAGATGAGGCACCGACGCACGGCCACATTGAAATGACTAAGAAGGGCGTCAGGACAATTATCAAGGATTAGTGGAGGTAACCCACAATGGCGAATGCAACATGGCCTCGTAATGGCTTTACGCTTTTAAAGCGTACAGAGACGACAGAACAATATGTACGGCGTTTTAATGCGTCTGCTGCGGCTAATACAGCTATTGCGGCGGGCGATGCCTGCTCATTTGTTGGCGGCATTGTTGTTCCAGCTTCGGCAGGACAAGATCCAGCACAAGCTGTATTCGGTGTTGTTCTTGGTTGTTACACAACCGCTGGCCGTCCGTTCACCATGCAGACAGTAAAGATCATTGCTTCTGGTCAGCCCGGTCAGGTTGATGTTTGCTATGATCCAAACGCTGAATATATCGTTCGTTGCGAAACATCGGTTGGTGCATCCAATCTAAATACAAATCTCATTCTTGCTGGCCTCAGTGCGAATGCGGTTCTTGGTCGTACATATGCAACAGTTGCAATTCCTGCATCTGCCTCAGTCAACGACCCATTCCGCTTAGTACGTATTGCTGATCAGAATGATGTTTATGGAGTTAATGGTTTTAACGGTGTTGGCGGCGCTGGTCAGCCCGTTGTTGTTCGTGTTAATCGCAGCGTTTATAAAGCTGGTACAGCCGGTGGAGGCAACTAATGGCATTTGGTACACCTAATTTTTCAGAAGCCCTATGGCCCGGTATCATGGAATGGTTTGGCAATGGGTACAAAGAGTGGGACCCCATCTGGGCAAAACTGGTAAAAACTGTAAATTCAGAAAAGCAGTTTGAAAAGTATCAAGGCATCACTGAATTTGGCCTCGCTGGTGTAAAATCACAGGGCGCTGCCATTGGTTATCAGGATCCTTATCAGGGCTTCCAGAAAGAAATCCTGAACGTGAACTATGCTATTGGCACAACCATCACCTATGAAATGATGAAGTTTGACCAATACAATCTGTTCCAAAGCCTGCCCCAGCAGTTGGCTAAATCAGTCCGTCGGACTGAAGAAACAGCTGTTCACAACATCCTGAATAGTTCGTTCTCAACATCTTCACCAGCACAAACCACGGCTGATGGCGTTAGCTTGATTAACGCTTCTCATACGCTGGTTGCTGGCGGAACAATGTCAAATACACCAGCTACACCATCCGACTTCTCGCAGTCGGCCCTTGAGCAGGCTTATATTGATATTGGTCGTTTTGTTGATGATCAGAACTTGCCGATTGTTGTTATGCCGTCAAAGCTGATTGTTCCTGTTGAATCGCAGCATCTTGCTCGCAAGGTTCTGCAAACGGAATATGAGGTTGGTTCAGGCAATAACACAATCAACCCTGTTTCATCTTCGCGCATCCCGCTTGAGCTGGTTGTAACTCCTTATCTTACTGATACGGACAGCTGGTTCATTCGCACAGATCGTGATGATGGCATCGTGTTCCAAGAAGTTGATCCGGTACGTCTGAAACGTGACAATGAATTTGACACTGAAAACCTCAAATTCGCTGCCTTGCGTTTCTTTGGTGCGGCTCCTGTTAATTATCTTGGTTACTACGGTTCGCCGGGCGCTTAACTCTCCTCAAGGTGGTACTCAGGGGCCTAAAAACCCCTGAGAAATTTTAAGGGTTAAAGATGACTGTTTTAAGCGACAATATTTTCACAGGAAATGTAACGCCAACGTCTGCCTTATCAAGTAAGGCTCCTGCGATGTACACCAAAACCTACAGGTTTACTGGTGGTGGCAATCAGACACAGACTGGTTATCTTCCGTCAGACATTGCAACCCTTGACTGCAAGTTATTTATATTGGTTCCGGGATCAGCGGCAACGACAGATAGATTGTCTGTAATATCAAATACTGTTCCATACATTGAGATCAGTCAGTTTGGTTCTGCTCGGGGCGTATTGCGAGATAGAACTCAGGGTGCCCTTGGGCAGATGAAAGTTCATGCAACTTCTTGCTATAAAATCGGGAATGTTGCCAGTGAGTTTCCTATAAGCGTCATACTTAGCTCTGTTGATACTGCAACCGACTATCAGTTGCAGATGATGTTCACCAGATCAATGAATGATAATCAATAGGTATAAATATGACAAACTTTAGTGATAATATTTATACGGGGGCAATCGCAGCAGCTTCCTCTCTTTCCAGCATGTCTCCTGTGATGTTGAGCAGAACTATGTATTTTTCTGGATCTGGAAACATTACTAGGACTTGCGTGCTTCCACCCGGAACACAAAATCTTGATGCTCAGGTTTACATTATGAATCCGGGATCTGCTGGCACAAACTCTGGCGTTACTGTTAGCGCCGACAATACAAGATTGATCTCTGCATCTGCATTTGGTTCAGCTGCTGGCCTATTAAACAACACCAGCAACCTTGGCACGCTTACAAATATTGCGGTTAACACAGCAAATTTAAGCCTGACAGCGCCAACAAGTGTTCAAGTTGTTGTGGCTTCAAAGGATGAAACGTCAACATATGCTGTTGAACTTCTATTCAATAGGGCCGATGGAACATGACACGTTATTCTGACAATATAACAAGCGGCTACATCTTGCCAACATCGGCTGTTTCGCAATTTGGAAACGTAAGATACACCCGCTCATTTAGGTTCACTGGTGGCGGTAGTCAGACACAACAGTTCATGATCCCAACAGCAACAAGGAACCTTTGCTCAAAGCTGTATGTTATGGCCGCTGGTTCTGCTGCTACATCTGATAAAATCACAGTCAGTGGTGGTGGCAATGATTACGTAACATTGACAAGTTTCGGTTCATCAACCGCACTTGATGTTGTCGTTCGCAGAACAACAGGCACAGTCATTACCATTAATTATGACACTTCTGCCTGCCAGAACTTCTCCATGACTCAAGAAACAACAGCTAATGTTACGCTCTTATCAACCGATACAGCGACAGATTATCTTTTCGTTCTGATGTACAGTAGGGATGAGGGCTTCTAAATATGATGCGTCCCAAGACATTAACTCTTACCGCAAATGGCACAAGTCAAGCTGTGCCGCTTGATTATTATGCTAACGGCGTTGCCATCGGTGTTGTTGTTTCCGGCACTGGCACGGCAACCTACACTGTTCAGCATACATTTGCTGATATTGGTAATATAAACGTCAATAATACCAACGTAACTTGGTTGAACAATGACGACAGTGCCCTAGTTAATGGCACGTCAACACAAGATGGTAATTACGAATTTATTCCACGTGCCAGTCGCATTGTGTTGAGTAACGTCTCTGCGGCTACTGTCAAATTTACCCTAATTCACAAGGGCGGGATGGAATAATGCAGAAGCTGTCTGATTTCAAAGATTTGAAGGACTTTAGGCCAAATGTTGCTCAACGACGCCCAGATTCAAGCAAGCCATCTATGCCTGTGACGAAAGTTCAGAACTGGCAGGATTCGGGAAAGAGTAAACCGAAGAGCCGTGATTAAATTATGGGAGTCTTTAGATCATGGCTAGACGGTATCAGCGCAAAGGTGATCACCTTGTAACCTCTGATTACAGCGGTTGCACAGAATATGCCTCAAAGATTGTAAAAGACTATTGGGGCAATTACGGAACCAGACAAGAGATACTGCAACGCAATCTGCAAGAAATTGCCAGACCGCTTGATGATCCGCGTCCGGTCGCTATTTATCGTGGCCCTCAATATGAATATACGAATGCCTGCACGTTTGAATTGCAGCCGCTTTATATCGGCAGAACCAATAAACCTTTCCCCAATACTCAATTGACGAGCCTGCTAGACCTGAATCCGGGCATTGGCGCTGCGTCGGTTGGCTGTACATTTAGGGTATCTTAATGACAACATATAACAAACAGACCCTAGCAACATTCTTCCAGACGGGCGACGTTCCGACTGGAACTGATTATGCAAATCTTATTGATTCACAGATCAATATTGTTGAGACGTCTGCCCAATCTATGGCTGGGCCATTACAAACAACAGAAATCATCGCTTCCCGTGTTAGTGGTGGCAACGTCAATATTACCGGCACTCTTACTGTTGCTGGCATTACATCTGCCGTAAGTCTTTACGCCACAAATGGTATTATAACGACTGTTTCAGCTGATAAGGTTTATGCGTCAGCCGCCAGTTTGCCATCTGGTCTTTATCAGGGTGTTGGTATTGTTTCGGCAGCCGGAACAACCCAAGGCACAGCAACGATAATGACTAATGTTATCAACAGGTTACAAGGTGTTGCAGATGGTGCAACAACTGGCGTTGCTATTCCGGCAAATAGAACTGGGTGGACTCAATATCTGATTAACGAAACAAATACATCGGCAAACTTGTGGCCCCCTACAGGTGGGACAATTAACGGTAATGCTGCAAATACTGTTTTTGCTCTTGCTGGCAGAACTTCATATACAATCTTCCATGTTGGTGCCAGCGCTTATGGGGTGAAGTAATGCCTCTAAGCGGGATAAGATATACAGTTCTTGAGGCGGTAAATCAGGTTCAACAACAACTTGGTCTTGATCAGACAAGTCTTACTGCAAACAAAGTATCAAGAGAACTTGTTGAACACATCAATACAACCGTAAATGATATATCCGACTTTGGCAATTGGATGGAACAGATGGTTTCGGCCAATATACCTGTTTCGGCCAGTGTAAGGGACTATTTCTTTGCCTCTTCGGCTGTCATCAAGAATGTTGGTGACATTTTCGTTACCAATCGTGTTGGCCCACTTAATCCTATAAATGTACAGGATATGCGCGTTCGTATCCGCACCACGGCTCGCGGTACACCGACACAATTCACGCTCTATGGCACCGATAGCAATGCCAATCCAATCTTACGTGTTGATCCCATACCAGATACATCAATGACAGGGGCAATGTTATCGGTTCTGTACTGGGAAAAACCACCACTCTACACGACAAGCGATTCAAGCACAGTTATACCATTTCCCGGCGACCTTGTTGTTCTTGGGGCTGTGGCATCTTATCTGTTGCGTGAGTCTGGTGGTTCTCCTACGCCACAATATCAGGTGTATTATCAGAAATTCATTGAAGGAAGACGCGAAGCGCTTAACCGCTTCAATTCTGATACTGGGTGGGATGTTAAATTCAGGCCGTCTTATTATGGCCGGAGGCGTTAATGTCAACTATCCAGACCTATCAGGTTCCAGCGATGGGGTTGGGTACTGACTTTTCTGAATTTAACCGCCCAATAACTTATGCTTCAACTTACACCAATCGCTTCAGAAATATCACCGGGGCAGCTGAACGTCGTCCGGGAGCAAGCTATTATGTAAGCGCTGTTGCGCCAACATCACCAAACCTTACACGCTGCCATGAATTTGTCAGCAAGACAGGCGATGAGACGCTTTTTGCGTCAGATGATTTCGGGAACTTGTACAAACTTGGCACGTCCGCTTGGTCAACTGTGCTAACTGGCAAGGCCAATGCACGCATGATCAGCGCAGAAGCAGATGCCAAACTAATCTTCTGTAATGGACAAGACAGAAACTTCTATACCGATGATGGTGGCACAAGTTTCAAGGAATTAAAGGCACTTATTACCCAAGGAACATTGGCTGGCGGATCCAATGCCACAACCGTAGTTGATGGCGACATAAGCAACTGGATTGGCGGCACATTAGTGGCCAATAACGATATAATTTATAATATTACCCGTGATGCATACGGAATTGTAACAACAGTGGCCTCGGCAAGCCTGACATGCACAACCATAGGCCCGTCGGCTGTTGGTCGTGGATTTTCTTCCTCAAATCAAACATCAGGGGATAGCTATCAACTCATTGATTATGTTGACTTAAATATCATTCAACAGCCGGGTGGTAATTTTGACAATGTGGCAACGGCTGGAACAGGCACGACCGCTACTGTAGTCGCCGTATCTGGCGTTGATTTCTCAACAACTGAGATAAGAACAGGCGATTTTATCTACAATACAACCCGTGGTGGACTTGGACTTGTTGAAGCTGTTTCTGCAAATATCAACATAACACCTTCTGGAACAACGAATTATCAGATTGCCGGTCAAACAAGCGGAGATTCATTGGCATTCTTCAAATCAGCGATGCCAATCGCTTCATGGATACATGTCCACTATGGGCGTGTGGCTTATTTAGATGCCAGAAATAATCAGAATATTATCTGGTCTGCTCCTGATGATCCGCAGGATGTGACAACCTATCTAAAAACGCTTGAAAGCACGTCAACAAGCTTCGGAACACAGCAGCCTAGCGGTGACAGCCTGCTTACAATGGGGACTTTCCTTAGCTATTTTATCGCTGCTGGCAAGAAAAACCTTTATATTTATCAGGGTAATGAGCCTGTAAAAGACACAAGTTCTTCAACAGAAAGCTTTGTGCCGATTGCTTTCTACCCCAATGGCCTTATTTCTCGCTTTGGCTTGCAGACCAATGGCGGGGATTTGATGCATATTACCGTAAATGGTCTGCAAGCTGTCAGTATTGGCTATAATTCATTCAGTGTGAACCAGAGCAACCCATCAACACCGATTATTAATACCCTAAAACAGGCTATTTCATCGACAACCAATAAGGATAATGTCCAGCTTTGCTATTATCCCCAAAGGAAATGGTTAATTAACAAGATTGGGGATCAATGTTTTGTCCTAAACAGCCAATCTTCGTTTGATCAGGAAGGAAAGCCGCAAGCAATATCATCGTGGCACCTGTTTGACGGCCTTTGGGCGCAATTAAACCATTATTTTGTCAAAAGAGACGGCACATTAATAGGTTGTGGCCCTAATGGCCGTCTTTATTACCTTGATAATGGGGATGCCACAGACGTTGGAACGCCAATAACGACCAATCTTGTGACCGCTTGGCTAAGGCTGGAAGAACCACAACAGACGCCACGCATAAAAGAGGGTAACTTTATCAGGCCCGTATTTGAAAGCACCGCCGATGTAGAATATACTATAACGGCCAGAGCAGGATTGGATAACTACTCCAGCGATAGCATTACCGTTTCGGCGGGAGGCACGGGGGCAATAGGTACTGGAATAATCGGTACAACCCCAATCGGTGGCGGCAGTTTCGCACAGGCGAACAAGTATCCATTAAGGTGGCGCGGAGAACAAGTCCAGATTGGGTTCACCACCCAAAGCAGCGCTGCGACTGACGTAATCACATCATTTTCATTATACGGCAATATAAGCGGAGTCAGATAATGGCTGGTATCCTAGATCTTATCTCATTTGTACCAACACTAATGTCAGCCTTTAGTGGGGATACATCTGCGCCTTATCGTAAGCAGCAGGAAGAACAAGCGCGTCGCATGTCTGAATATTCAGCAGCATTAGCTGATACAGATAACCCGCTTTATAAGAAACTGTATGGTCAATATCGACAGCAGAACCAGCAAAGCATTGCTGAAGTTATTGCCGAAGCACAACGCCAGAACCGCATGGCCCAAAGATTAGGTCGCGCACCTCTGTTCTCACAAGATCGTGGCAGCGAGAATATTTTCCGCGCCATGATACAGCAACAGCAGCAGGCTGGAGCGCAGGCAGACCAGCAGACAAGAGATTCATTGAAGAATGCATTAGCTGGCTCTGGGGCAACATCACAGGTTTATGCCAGAGAACTTAGCCCATATACAGCGCTTGCGAACAAACAGAGACTTGGGGGCTTTTATAATATTGCTGATTATCTTAACGGCAATCAGTCGATATTTAACAATGACCAACAATCAACAATTAATGACAAAAGAAGATACAACCCTATTAGTGGGGGATATTACTGATGCCTATCAATCCTCCGTATTTAACTAACCAAATACAGCCAGCAGGCTATCAGCAAATACCGCAGATAGACGAAACACAGCTTAGCCCATACACACAAGCTATTCGCGCTGCATTACCACAACAGACGCCTCCTGAATTGCAGCATGTTGAGAATGTTATGAACAAATACATTCAGAACAGACAATATACTGCTGGCAATGCTGGCCTTGCGGAAGCTTTGATTGGAAGACTTAACCAGCAGAACTTACAGCCTAGCGGGATGGATTATGCCACCGCAGCGCTTAAAACTCTCAATAGTGGTGGTGATCCATATACTGGACAACAAGCTGCATCAGAAAGGGCAATAAGAGAGCTTGCCCCATATACGTCGCTTGCAGAATTGCAGCAGAAAGCAAACGCAAATAAATTTGGTGGCGCGACTGGCGATTTAGTTAGTGCCGTTATGGCAGATAATCCGGGAATGAGTTTTACAGATGCTTTATACGCAGTCCAAACTGGGTGGCGTCAGAATTTAACTCGCGATCAACAGGGCGCTATTGTTCCTATGGAAGGAGCGCCAAGTGCCTTGCAAACACTGTCCAATGCAAAGCAGATGGGTTCAAATCAGGCAAATGTAGCTACAGCAGCCGAAGAGAAAAGACAGGAAAAAATAGGCGCTGGTGAAATTACTGATATTGAAAAGAAATCATCTGGTCAAAAACAGGTAAGTAATTTGTTAGATGAACTTAGGGGTAGTTATAAAACTTTAAGTGATCTTGGAGGTTCTGTTGATGTTCGTAAAGATGCTATGGACAACGCCAGTGCTTATATTGGTTCTTCGGGTGTAGGACAAGCTTTCGGAAGGCTTTCTGGCACACAAACACAAAGCATAAGAAATCAGATTAAACAAACAATGCCATTGCTCGTTAACGCCATAAGACAGGCAACAGCAATGGGCGCTAAGGGAATGGATTCAGAGAAAGAACTTGCATTCTATGTTGATGCTGCAACTAACCCGTCGCTTGATATTCAGGCTAATCTAGCAGCGCTTGACAGATTAGAAAAAGCATATGGTCTATCAGCGTCTGGATCAACGCCTAGCAACAGTGGCGCGTTTAATGTTGAGGACTTCATTAGGTCTAAAGGTCTTCAGTGATGGATGAAAACCAGATCAGACAATATCTAGAAGAAGCGGTGCAACAAGGCGCTAATGCTGATGATATACGTGCGCTCCATTCGAGGTTAACGCAACAATCTGCCCCAGAAGTTATGCAACCAAAAGAAGATAACTCTCTTGGCGGTTTGCTGAAGAATCTTGCAGGAAATACAGCTGTTCGTGCCTTTGATATTGGAAATGCTGCTAGAACTGGTCTAGCGCAGGGTGTAACTGGACTCGCAACTGGTCTTGTTGACTTAGGTTCAATGGCTGGATCCTATGCAGCAAATAAGGCGCTTGGAACTGATTATTCTGCTCCAAGCATGACAAATATTGTCAACAGGACATTAGGCATTAATTACCAACCAGCTACAACAGCCGGGAAATATACACAGACAATAGCCAATCAGGTTCCGGGCTTAGCAGCTATCGGTGTTAGGTCTCCAAGTCAGATGGCTAAATTAGCTGGAGGAGCTGGCATCGGATCAGAGATGGCAGGTCAGGCAACAGATGGAACGGATGTTGAGCCATTTGCAAGGATTGCCGGGTCAATTGTTGGTGGTGGAATAGCCTCAAGATTTGCCAAACCAACAGAATATGTACCTAATGCCGATCAATTAAGAAAGACTGGCGGCGTTCTCTATAAGTCTGCTGAAGAAACAGGCGGACTTTTGAAGCCAGAATTTACTAACAAATTCGTTGATGAAATTGAGGGAATGAAGCCTCAAACAACAATAGGAAAGAGAATTAATAAAGCTGATGAGTTTAGTGCCCTTCAAGAGCGCATATCTACCATTAGAAATGAGCCTATGAGTCTGGATGCTGCCCAAGAACTGGATGAACATCTTAGTGATGTAATCGACAGTTTTGTTGATAAGACAACGGGTAAACTCAATAAACAGGGTGCCAAGGTCTTTGATATTCAGAGTCGATTGCGTAATTCAATAGAAAATGCTTCAGAAGAAGATGCTCTTGGATCAATAGAAGGTTTTAAGGCCCTAAAGAAGGCGAGAGATACATGGGCGGCCTCTCGTCGTTTGGCTGATGTTGAGAGAATCATAAATAGGGCCAGCGGAGCAGATAATGAAGCGCAGGCCATTAAGTCTGGGTTCAAGGCTTTGCGTGACAATCCAAACAGGATAAAATCATTCAAACCTGACGAACAGGCTCTAATCAAGAAAGTTGCCGATTCAAACGCAGCTGTTGACGTTTTGCGTCAATTTGGTAGCCGCCTGATTGGTATCATTACTGCTGCTTCTGGTGGTGGTCTTGGTGGTACTGCAGCTGCAACAGGTGCCTCAATGGCGTCACGCAATCTGGCAACAAGACTAAAGATCAGCCAAGCAGATAAACTAGCATCATCAATCGCCAAGAAGGGCGCGAAATCTGCTGGTATTCCAACAGTTATGAATGGCCCAAGATTGCCATCATATGAAAACAGAATCCTTGGCTCGTTATTAGGATCATTACCTTCTGAAGAAGAAGCGAGACGGAGAATGCAATGACCGCTGTAAACAGAGCCACATTATATACCTATTTTGAAACAGGCGACATACCAAGTCAGGCGCAGTTTGCTAATCTGATTGATAGCAATCTCAATATCGCCACAACATCTGCTCAGGCTATTACTGCTGATGTATCTGCATTGGGAAAACTTGATGTTACTGGCGCGTTAACTGTTAAAGGTGGTTCAGCTACAGCCTTGACCGGCAATCTTGTTGTATCTGGCGGTACAGCTGTTGTTAGCGCAAGGGTCAGTGACAGTATATTTATTACTGGTAACGCAAATATCACAGGCAATTCAGTTGTATCAGGTAATAGCACTATTTCTGGCAATATGGCTGTTGTCGGAACAACGATTGTTTCTGGTCAGGCAAATTTTGGATCAAACGCATTTTTCACAGCAAGCGCTGCTGATATCATATCGAGCCAAAATCAGGGGCTTACATTTGAAGGGTCAACTGCGTTTGTTAGATCCTTTAAATCTGCTGGAAGTAATTTAAATATCGGACATGCAACAAGTGGTGCAGGATTTATAAATTTCTATTATCAGACTGGCGTTATCGGATCTATTAGCGCAACTGGAACAACTAACACCGCTTATAATACGTCATCAGACGTAAGCAAAAAGCAGAACATTTCTGATATGCAAAGCGCGTTAGCTATTCTGCGACAGATAAAGCCGAGAACATTTACATGGCGTGAAACTGGTCGAGCAGACAATGGTTTCATTGCTCAGGAATTACAGCAAATTCCAGAAGTATCGCAATTTGTTTCAACCATGGTCGATGGATCACTTGGCGTTGATTATTCACGTTTTACGGCAATCATCATCGCTGCAATCAAAGAGCTTGATGACAAAGTGAACACACTTATTGGGAGCAAGTAATGGGCATATCTAGCGGTACTGGAATAACTCTGGCGAACAGTAATATTGGAACCCTAGGATTCTTGCAGGCACCAAAAGGTGTTGCAACAGGTGACTCCATAACAGCCAACGGCAATTATACCGTAACGATAACATCTCTTACCCAGTCTGGTGGTATTGCTACAGCCATAGCAAGCGCTCATTCGTTGTTTGATGGTGCTTTGGTTTATATTGGTAATGTAGATCAGGAAGAATATAACGGTCTAAAAACAGTTATTACACGTCAAGACGCTAATATATTTACATTCGCTATTTCTCCAAGTGCTGTATCGCCAGCTACAGGATCAAATTTTAACGGAATTGCACAGCACAGATGCACCGATAGGAATGATATAAATATTGCAAATTACATGCTTGGATCACCATTCAGGATAACTATTAATGCTGGTATAGGTGGGCAGAAACTATCTGAGATTGCCGCCAGATATAAAAGAGACGTTCTATCATTAAGTCCTACATTTGTTAAAATTGAGGGCGGTATTAATGATATTCAGGCAACTGTTTCTGGAACTGAAGATAAAATTCTAGCGTCAATGCGTCAGAATGTTATTAGCATGGTAAAAGACACCATTGCTTATGGCGCGACACCAATATTGCAGACTCTAAATCCTCTTGGATCTGCCGCATCCACATACACCTCAGCTAGGGGTATGATGGTTCTTAAGCATAACTCTTTCTTGAGAGAGCTTGCCTATTATCAATACCCTCAATGCCTTCTATATGATGGATGGCAGGCAACTGTAGAGCCGACAAGTCTCACAGGACAATTCAAAACCAGTTATGTCGCCACGGATGGCGTACACCCGACACCACTAGGTAAATATGCAATGGCGTCTGCATTGTCTCAGTTAACAAGCAGATTAGCTGTTCCGGCTCAAATGTGGGTTGGTTCCGTTTATGATAGATGGGATGAGGATAATTCAATAAAGCAGATTGATCCAAACCCATTAAATACTGGGAGTGGTGGCACAAAATCAACATCAGGCGCTGGTAGTGGAACAAATACAGGAACAGTGCCTGACAGTATGACTGTTACGTGGACAAGAGCATCAACAGGGGCGAATGTATGTTCTGTTGTCTCAAGAACAGATGGTATAGGAAATGATATATTGTGCAGTGCTGTGTCAGTTGACAGTGGAGATCAATTAGACATCATACAAACAACATCTATGCATACACGTGTATCTGCCGGTGATCAGTTAGTAGCAGAATGTAATCTGCAAGGAACATCACTATCAAACGTAAGCAATGTGGCATTTAGCTTCGATTTCACATATTCGAATGCATTTGGATCACACACAATAACAACAACTCCTGCCGCTATAACAACATCAATCACTGGTGCTGGTCAGTTAAGTGAGAATTTCAATCTCTACCTAAGAACACTTCCGTTCACTGTTCCTCCGAGTGGACTCACAAATCTAAGAACGAGGGTAAGGGTAGGATTTTCTGGTGCTGGCGGTGCAAATATCAGATATGGCCGTCACTCATTACATAAACTTGTTTCTCCACCATCTACTGAAGGTTAGCTATGTCAATATCAAAGACAGGTGGGGCTGACGGATATTACATACTTGGCAAAAGCACACTTAGTGCAAGCCAAATGACAAGAACATCGAATGCAAGCACAGATACGACAGAAACAACTATTGCTACAGTAACTATTCCCGGTGGCTTATGTACAACCAACTCAATAATAAGAGTATGGAGTTTCTGGGGATTCACCAATACTGGATCTACTGGCGTATCAAAGCTGTTAAACCCACGTATTGGCCCGGTTGGTAATTTGGCTGCATCCTCAAGTATTGGTCAGAGTACGCAAACAACAAATATAACGTCTGTACTTACTAATATGATTGTATTTGATAACTCGATTTCTGTACAGAATTTACCAAACTTTACAGCAGGGGCATTGGGTGGTGCTGCCAGCTCCAATGCTGTTCTAACAAGAAATGCCTTTGACTTTCAGACACCGAAAGATCTTACGTTCAATTGTTCTTGGGGTGCACAAAATACCACACAGACACAGACAATCACATTATATGGTTTTCTTGTTGAGCTATTCCAATGAAGATTTATCCAGCAACAACAGACGGAAGTATATACGTTCCAAACGGCATCAGGGGGCAATTCGCAACATCAGCTGCTGATACATGGCCAACCTCTAATTATGGCTGCTGGTTTGATGGAACTAATTATTATTTCAAAGAATATGGCGATCTGTTCACGACATCAAATCTGACAAATCCTCCGACACAGCAGATTGAGAACCTCTATTCTGGATCTGGTCTATCTGTGCCTTCTGGTTATATGGGTGGTACATGGCATAACTGGCCAAACACAAACACATCAGCAATTATTACTGGATATGATGGAACAAAGATAACTGATTGTGGGTTATCATTTAATACTGTCAGGTCTCATGATTATTACCCTAATTCAACTGGACCCGTTAGGTGGCAGTGGCTTGAACAAAGCAAGGGCAATTTTACGTGGACTAACCTTGATGAATTTGTGAATACCAATTATGCGTCAGGGAAAGACATAATATATACTCTTGGTTTTACCCCAAATTGGGCATCAACTGCGCCGCCTCCGGCTGGTGGGTCAGTCTATGGTGGTGTTGCATGTAATGTGCCTGACAGCATGACTGACTGGACTGATTATTGTTCAGCCGTTGCCACCAGATATATTGGAAAAATCAAATATTATGAGGTTTGGAATGAGCCTGATAATGGTGTTGATTGGTTTAATGGCACAGAGGCTCAATATGCAGAGATGCTTAGGCTTGCCTACCAGACTATAAAAGCAATTGATAGTAACGCTGTTATCATGGGGCCAGCATCTTCCATGATAGATTCAACAGGCCAAACATGGCTTGATAATATGCTGAATGCATCTGATGGTGCTGGAGGTTCAGGAAAAGACTGGCTTGAACTTATAACCATGCATAATTATTACAGGCCGAATAACTTTGCAAATTTCTCTTCTGATTTTGACGGTTATAAGGCTGTCTTATCATCAAATGGTCTTGGATCATTGGAGGTATGGTGCGATGAAATTGGTATATCAGAATTGAACGGCATTGATCATGAGGACAACATAGTTGAGCAATTCTTTTTAAGACAAATATATATGGCTGCTGCGAAAGGCATAGGTAGGATTCTTTGGTATGATATTGACGGGCCAAGGTTTGGTTATTTGGGAAGAGCGGCAAGCGTCACAAGAATGGTCAATCTTTGGAATACGCATAGAGGCTATCTGGTGAATGGACAAGTTACACTTATTAATAAGTTATGGGACAGCCGACTAGCTATTACAGCTAACGGAACCAACATGCTTATTTAGGAGGTCAAATGGCTGTATTATATATACTAACTACATTAATATTCGCATTCCTGAACCGATGCCGTGGCGGATTTCTTGGAACTGGCCATACATTGCTGGCCCGCGCCATTTACTGGATTATACCAATTGCCATTGCAACGTCATTTATTGACTGGCGTTTAGGATGGTTATGCGGCCTGTTATCATACATTCCATTAGTTAGACCATTCAATCACGTGCCATTTCAAAACTCTGCCTCATTAAAAGACTGTCTTGGTATGGCGGCACATGGGGCATTTACCGTTCTTTGTATTGTTGCTCCTTTGGCTTATTTTAACCCCTATGTCCTTTGTGTTGTACCAGTTGGATTGCTTGCTGGATTAGCACATTTTATTGCCTTCAAGCTTGATGGCGTTGATTCAAGAATATCAACATCTGGGTTCGAAATACCACTTATTAACCTGAAGATTCAGGCCGGAAAGTTCGCTGTTGGTTCGAGCGAGTGGAGTGAAGTACTGCGTGGTGCTGTATTTGGGTTGGCTATTGGAATAATAATTGGTGGATAACTATGTCAGACGATGGCAGTTTATTTGAAACATTCTTCAAGAGTGTAGTGACTATCGGAGCTGCGGTGTCTGGATGGTTTTTTAACAACTTGTATGGCGAAATGAAAACAATCAGAAAAGACAACAAGGAAACTTCTGATGAACTTAAAAATTTTAAGGTTCATGTTTCAGAGAATTATCCGAAAGAAATTACGATGGCACGTATCCACGCACGTCTTGACGAAATGGTTGGGAAGATAAATGAAATCCAAGTATCGATTGCCAAAAATAAATAAATGCGCTGCCCAGTTCTTTCATGACGAAAGAGGGCAATATTCCATGTCGCGCCTGTTGTGTTTTCTGGCGTTCTTTCCGGCTTCTTATGTTGTTGTGGCCACAAAATCATCCGAAGCGTTGGGCTGGTATTTAAGCGCTTATGCGGCAGCATATGTCGGTGGGAAGGCCACAGATTTACTTGGAACACGTAAGAATGGATCTCATTAAGCTTAAGGAAAGCATCGTTAAACACGAAGGCAAACGTCTGAAGCCTTACAAGGACACAGTTGGTAAGCTTACAATTGGAGTAGGGCGCAATCTGGACGATGTGGGGATTACCTATGATGAATGCGATTACATGCTCAATAACGACATACAGAGAGTTTTTAAAGAGGCGAGAGGCCAAGATTGGTGGGATGCAGTCAGCGACAATGACGCCCGTTCACGCGCAATGGTGGAACTACTATTTAATGTGGGAGGCGCAACTTTGGCGAAATTCAAACATGCTCTCGCTGCCTTGCGAAATAGGGATTATGGCCGTGCGGCAGATGAGTTTCTTGACAGCTTATGGGCTAAACAGGTTGGCGCAAGAGCTATTACCATCACAAAAATGATACGCAATGGCACTGATTAATATACAGACAATCATAACATTTATAGCCACATTATCTATGGCTGGATTTCTTCATATGGCTTATATGGATTGGTGGATTGAGCCGAAACACAACCGTGAGTTGCAAGAACTAACACACAAACTAGTGGAGCAATGCAATACCCAGAAACGTCTAACTGAGGAGGCAACCAATGACTTGCTTAAAAAGACTTCTGATCTTACTGCCAAGCTTAATGCTTATAAGCTGCGCCTCAAATCCCAGCCCGTGCCAGCTACCCAGCCCACCACCGGAAATGATGATAGCCCCAGCTTCGGAGAATATGTTGGACAGAGGCGCTATGATGCTTGGCTTGAGTACTTCGCCGATGCCGAAAAATACCGACTCCAACTAATAAGCTGCCAGAGTTTTGTGACTAA